AAGACGCAGATTGATTTCGGTGATTGCACGATTGATGGAATCGTACAGAACACCACTCTCCGCAAATTCTTCCATCTCATCATCGTCACTGAATCCAAGACTTTTAATGTTCTGTACTACATCTGCATAAGTCATGGTCTACTCCTCTTTCTTCGGTTTCTTTCTTGTCCTCTTGGGTTTCTTCGCTTTCGCTTCTTCCCTTCTTGCTTCGATACGCTGTCTCTGCTTTCTTGTAGACATAGTTATCTCCTTATAAAAAAAGAGGGCAAGGGTCATCGCCCTTGCCCCTTTCCGTCAGTTAAACTTTCGGCTGAAGAACAGAGAATGTTCCAGCTTTAGTTGCTGTGATTTTGATGAGGCCTACGTTCTCTCCGCTTGCGATTGCATATCTTGCAGAATCCAGAGTGAAGAAGTACTGGCCTCCGCTTGTTCCGCATGCCAGAGTCAGGTCGGTTGTGCCAGCATATCCTGTTCCTGCTGCGACAGTCAGTGTGCCGTCAGCAGCACTCGGAACATACAGGAATACTGTTCTCTCGTCCAGCTCGTTGGTGTCAACGTAGAACGCTGTGTTTGCAGATACGGAGTTAGCTGTTGCTACGGCTACTACATTCGGGCCATAGCACTTGCTGTTAGTGATTGCTGTTGCTCTTGCCATATTGCACCTCCCAATTAGTCACCGAGCTTAACGTTAAGGTCGATGATCTCTTTAGGTCTAACTACCTTGCCGTCATACAGGGAATATCCCTTGACAGCATCCTGGAAGTATCCGTCAGGTCTGTAGGATTCCAGATGCAGATACGGCTTCACGAATGCGATAGCGTTGTTTGTCTTCACCTGAATGTGAGTGATCTTGCTGTTCGCACTGCCGGTCTTCAGACAGTTGTTGGATTCCTTGATGGTGATACCTGCATAGCGTCCTACTCTGCCGTTCTTCATCATCTCGCTGTTGTTGGTGTCCAGTTCGACATATGCCTTCTTCAGCATCTGAATGAATGCCGGGGGAGCTGTCAGAGTGATTTCTGTTGTTCTCTGAATGTCATTCTCCAGCAGTTTCAGCAGAGCCACATCGATAGCGTCCAGAATGTTTGCTTCGTTACTACCGGCTGTGCCAGCTACTACTGTCGGAGCTGTGCTGTAAGCCTTCGCTACTGCGGTATCAGCTACCAGACCGGCGATATAAGCATCCTGCTTGTTGGCCACCAGATACTTGACCTGATTCATGTACTCGCCCAGCAGACCTGCGCCGCCCTCTGCCTGTCTCTTTTCAAGGTCATCCACATAGAATGCGAATTCCTCAATCTGTCTGATAGGCATTGTCTGTGACAGATCCTGAATAGCTTCCGGTGTCGGAACTGCATGCAGTTTGCCATCACTATAGGATGTCAGTGTCGGCATGCCAAGTCCGAGAATCTTTACTGTATCGCCGGGGTTCTTGGCGATACCTTCATACTTGTGGTTTGTGTTCTCATAGAAAACGAGCTGTCTTTCCAGTTCCTTGTCGAACTGTTTCGCCCAGATTTCCGGGATGAATTTTTCAAGTGCCATTTGTTAGTCCTTTCCGGGAGAAATAATCACTTCTTCCATCTTGGGAGCGATGCCATGATTTTCTCCCAATTCGCTGATTTCTCTTCGGATGTCATGTTGGCTACCTCGTCTTCCGTGTAATAATCCTTCTCCGGTGGCGCAGATTCTGTAATCTTGCCCGGAGGGGATGCTGGCACGGCTTTGGTAGAAAGCTCTTTTCCACGAATGGCATAATAGGCCTGTTCCGCTGTGAGTCCAGCGGAGATGTATGCTGCAAAATCATCGCCCAGCTCTTCAAGTGATTTGAGTTTCGGGTCAATCTTCTGCAACATGGCAAGGTCTTCTGCCATCGCTTTTTCGGCTTCGGCTTCATCGATACGGCTCTGGAGTTCCTGTATCTGAAGGTCTTTCTCCCTGTCACGAATCTCTGCTTCAGCCGCCGCTTCTTCACGTTCGATTGCAGCTAACACTTCATCCCTTGTCATTCCTGTTTGTTCGGCAATAGCATCGATGTCATCGACATCCATGTTTGCCAGTGCTGCTTCCCTTGCGTCCTGCTTTGCTCGCAAGGATTCAAGTTCTGCCTCACGTTCTGCCGCCAGCCTTTCGGCTTCTTCTGCTCTTCTGCGCATATTCGCCCATGCAGCGTCTGCGGCTGTTTTGCCTTCTGGCTCTTCGGATTCCGGTTCGGCGATCTCCGGAGCTTCTTCGCCTTGTTCTTCTGGCTCTACAGGTTCGGCGGCTTCCTGTTCTTCTGCGCCTTCGTCCAATGCCGGTTCAAATTCCTCGACATTGATTTCATCAAATGCCATACAAAACTTCCTTTCTTGTATTTGGTTTTATCTATTAAAAAAGGAGAAACCTTATTGTTCCTCCTCTTCTAATCCTTCCTGTGCATCCCATTGCTGTCTTGCGTATTCTTCGGGATCTATCTCTTCCTCCCGTGCCTGTTGCTGTGCCATCTGCGCCTGTTCGACTTTCCGCTTTTCAAGTATCTTCTTCAGCTTGTTCTTCGGAACGATACCATGCTCTGTGGACAAATCTACATATTCCTCAAAGGTAATATGCTGTTTGTCTAACAGTGCATCGAGAAGATTCTGCTCGGCTTCCTTCGTCCACGGACTATCCTGTGATGTGTCGATACGGATGTCAGGCTTCATTGCATCCCAATCATCCTTTGTTATCACTCTCATAACAGGGGTTTCTGTTCCTGTGTAGATGTCCTGCTCTGTGGTGAGGACCTTCATGCCGTCAGGGTTGTACACCATCCATAACTCAATGGCAAGTCTCGCATACTCCTCTACGAAGGTCTTCATCTTCGCCACTTGTTCGTTCAGTGGGAGTGCCGCCTGGTCACGGATAGCAATGATGGCTGACGCAGCTACTCTGTTAGGATTGATGTTGCCCATCGCAGTTTCACCGGAACCACTTAACTCCTGTGAGTATTCCATAAGGTCATCCGCAAAGTGTTTTGGATCCCCATTGGATTGCGCAGGGTTCAGATAACTAATCATCTGATTGATGCTCTGAACACCGCCTGTTTCTACTGCGATAGGCTTGCCGACTTTCTCCAGTTCGTCAGGATTCCGTATGGACGATTCGTCATACGCTAATCTCGGATATGCTGTCAGCTTGATTATCATTGACCGCCTTGCCAGAGTCTTATTGACTTCAAGCTGGTTCGGAATTAATTGCTCTACTTCCGAAAGTCCTCTTGCGTCATTGGGGTAGTCTTCCCATGAGTATTTCAAAATCGGATAGTATGTAAGACCTGTTCTCACTGAACCATCGGGATTCATCGATGCGATAGGACGAATCTCTTCGATGACTACATTCTTCGTACATTTGGCGATATGGACTATCCCATCGCACTTCGTGAAGTAGAACAGTACTGTCACTTTGGAATTACCGGAGGAAGAATCCTCTTCGACTTCCTCTGTGTTGCCTACCATGTATTCCTTCTCCTGGTCAGGACGGATTAGTTCTATCTCATCCTCTGGAACACCATTCGCCCTTGCAAGGTCTTTCACTGTGTTCACTAATAGTCTCTGATGGATGATGATGTAAGGCTGTTTCTGTATATCAGGCTCTGATTCGTCACCATAAAGCAGGGCAGTATTAGGTAATCTCTGCACATCCGTCATGTCTGCTGTGCCGAAATACAGGATTCCATCGCCTGTTACTGCTGCGTCCTTGATGGTTGACCACAGAATCATGTCCATATTGGCATGTTCCCAGCAAGCACTGAACTTCTGGTCAAGCATTGCGTACACAGGGCCTAACTCCTGATTGCCTTCAGCATCGGAATAGTGAGCCACCATGTTGTTCTGCGATACAGTGGATACCTTATGCTTGATGATCGGCTTGACAAAATTCAAAAACGGCAGATTCTCACCTGCCGATTGGATGCCTTCCCACTGTTTTCCGCTGAAAAAGTTCCAGTTCCTGTTAGTCTTGGAAATTATATTCTTTTTACTGATGTAATCTATACCTTTTTGGTACAGTTTCCAGTATTTACATGGCTGGTTTGTCTCTTTCGCCACTACATTCATACTTCAATCTCCTTCTGACCTCGGCTTGTTCCATCGTATATGTCAACATTTTCTAAAATATCGACTATCTGCTGTTCTTCCTTGGACAGTACCGGCGTTTTCACCTTCTTTTTCTCCGATGGGATGTGAAATACCGGCTCTTCGGCTGCTTCCTTGGGGTTTTCTCCCACTGAAATGCCGAATTTTACAGCCTTTATCACCCATATCGGGGAAAAAACTGCGTAGATCACTATGATTATTGCCAAAATATCAAATAACATGTATCCTCTCCCCGGCTCCAAGGCCTGTGTTCCTTGTCTTCACATGGAATGTCTTCTCTCTGCTGAACC